AAAACACATCCGTAACAATCCGCAAGTTCAAAGACACTATGTACTGGTCTATCGACTGTCAACCAGTCGGTCAACGACTTCCAGTCTTTTCTAAGAATAATGAGAAGGGTATTGGTATCATCGAAACCCTTATCGATGGCTATGATATCGGTAAGATAACCGTTATGAAGCTTAATCGAAAAGCTCGACGTGCTATCGCAAGTACCGTAAAGCACGATTTTGAGTCCATCGATGGAGGTCACCGCAAGCGAAATTTGTGGGACTACCTAAACAATAAATTCAAGGTGAAAGGTTCTTTTTTCTCTGACCTACCTATCGAAGAGCAGAATACTTTTCTGGATATCGAACTATCATTTGCGATATATAATGAGTTGGACTCTGAGACTAAAGGACACATCTTCCGTACTCTAAACAAGACTACAGACGTTAACTTTATCGAGATGCTGAACTCCTATGGTGATACTCCTATCGCTAACTTTGTCCGCGAGACTGTGAGAAGCGTCTCAGGAATCGAGAATGAATTTCACGACCTATTCAAGTTTAATCTGAGCGCTGATGAAAAGAAAGCAAACTATTCCTACCTCAGCTTTGATAACAACCGTTTGATGCAAGATCACTTCTTGGCACGTCTCGTACATCGTTACCTTGTACACCCAACTGGACTGCTGGGTGGTTCTCACGATAAAGAGTTAAAGGATATGTACGAGGATAGTAATATTGACAATAAAGCGATCTCTAAGATTGCTGATAATGTCTACGACCACTGCGAGTTCTTACGCAAGATTGCTGTATATAGAAAGCCTCGCTTTAACGGAAAGGGTTTGAGTCAGCATGATGCTAAGGTTTTGTCTTACTTGTACTTCTACCTTCAAGACACTTACGACAATTTCCGTATTGATAACTATGAAGATTTTTTCCTTGCATATAATCGAGCAAACCAAGCACTGAAAAACCAAGAAGGTCCGTTTAAGAAAGAACTAGTACCCGGCAATTCTGGTTACAACGTTCCTACGATGTATACAAAGTACATTGCTGCACCTTGGGATACTAAGAAGGTGACAAGGGCAATCACATATCTAATACGAGAGATGCCTGACCTAGAGTCCTTGATTACTATCAGGGACCCTCGTCGAAACTTCTCTATTGTAGATCGTGAAGCAAAGTTGTCTGAGCAAAACTTCAAGTGTGCTATTGATGGTCGAAAGTTAAATATGCAAGACGCACATGCTGCACACATAGTCGCACACACTAACGGCGGTCTTACTGTATACAGTAACCTTGCAATGGTTCGTGCTGAATATAATAAGGAGATGGGTTCTATGGACTTGAATGAGTACAAGGCATCGCTCCTAAATAATGCTGCATGATACGAGACTTTATTACTGATCACATTGACACTCATGTCAACCACGGCACTGTCGGACTACTACTGTCCGGCGGTGTCGATTCTATATCTGTAGGTATCAGTGCTCAGGATGCTGGACGCAAGGTCCACGCATACAGTTTCACTCTGGACAGTCATGAGTCCTATGACTTTGTCAAGGCACGTGACGTAGCAGATACTATGGGGTGGGAATTCACTCCGGTCATTATACCAACCGCCAACATTAAACAAGACTTCCAACGACTGGTCGAACTAGGTTGTCGTAAAAAGTCTGAGTTCGAGGCGGCCGCATATCCTTTTCTTTATGTCTATGACGCCATGGTCGAAAAGTATTCGCTCACTGGATGGGTCGCAGATGCATACTTTGGTGCGTCTCGTAAAGCAACTCAACGGTACTCTTCTTTTAAAAAGAAGCGTAACTATGTGAAGTGGTGTAAAGAGAGTGGAGACAAACGCGTCAACTGGAATGAGTTTCGTGAAGCATATCTCAATGGACACTGTGCTGGTATTGCGACCCACAACAAAGTTGCGGATATGTACGGTAAGGTCCATGTTGCTCCGTGGGGTGATCAGCGAGTCCGTGACTATCTTATGCAGTTCTCATGGCAAGAACTGAATACGCCTCAACAAAAGAATATCATCCGTACCGAATACGATATCGAGAATCTGTTTGGTAAAGTCAAACCCCATATCAATTTACAATTGGGTTCTCAAATAGACAAACTGTTTGAGACTTTGTTGCTTGACAATGACATCAATTGGAAACGACGAAACAGGGTCATGGACCTATGTCGTGATCACTATGAACAAACCTTTGTGTCTGACCTATCTGATTTTATCACTTGACAGACAATGCTATATAATGTATAATGTCTATTAATAAGTGAAGGTATATTATGAGTTATAAACCATACAATTTACAAGATGTCTATGACGCGGCATCCCAGAAAAAGTTCAAAGTCGTTTCTACGTTCGCGGGAGGCGGTGGATCTTCTACAGGTTACCGCCTTGCGGGTGCGGACATTCTCGCCATCAATGAGTTTGTCGAAGAGGCACGAGTCACGTACAAAGAAAACTATCCAGACACCCCTATCGTCCCTAATGATATCAAAGAACTCACGGGTCAAGACTTTCTGGACCTCGTTGGTCTGGAGAAGGGCGAGTTGGATATCCTCGACGGTTCGCCTCCATGCTCTGCATTCTCTGTCGCGGGTAAACTGTCTCATTCATCTGACGGCAAACACTCTGACGGTTGGGGTCAAACTAAGTCCTACAGCGATGGTAAGATTGTGGAAAACATCGAAGACCTATTCTTTGAGTTCCTACGTGTGGCGAACGATATTCAACCCAAAGTTATCGTTGCAGAGAACGTAAAGGGTCTCACAATCGGTGAGGCAAAAGAGTATTACAATCGTATCCTCAATGAATTCGAGAACATTGGATATGAAGTGGTATCTGAAGTCATGGACTCTCGCTACTATGGTGTATCACAGACACGTACTCGTGTGATCTTTATTGCAGTACGTCAGGACGTTGCGGATGAAGTTGGTCTAAACTTCTTGACCATGAATCACTTGTTTCCAGAACCAGCAAGAACTGCCATACCACTCAAAGATGCTTTGGTCGGTCTGGAGTATGACGAAGAAGAAGTTAAGTATCTGACGGAGAAGTTTGAGAGGACCGCGTACTGGAAACAAACCGGATCTCTAATGCCAAGGTTTCCCGAAAAGGTTTTGACTGGTGGAGATTATCATCCGAAGGGTCATCACTTCAATCTCAAGCGTGTGTCTCTGGAGGTGCCTGCACCTACATTGACTGCAATGGGTAACGGGGATACAACCGCTGGTGCATTTCACTGGTCTGAGTCTCGCAAGTTGACACTAGGGGAATTAAAGCGTATAATGTCACTTCCCGATGACTTTAAACTGACGGGTAAATGGAATCAGAAGGCAGAGCGTATCGGTCGTATGGTTCCACCATTGATGATGAAACAGATTGCTGAGTCAGTCTATGAGAACGTATTGAAGGTGTACAATGAAAGATAGAGAGAGTTACCACAAACCAGATTTTAGTTTCGCCCACCGTGAGGAAGGATTCGATAATCACATCGAAAACTCGATTCGTGGTTACAATAATCTACATTCAGATGTTATTAAATTGTCTGAATACTTTGTCGAGGATCTAACTGACGTTGTCGACATCGGTTGTTCGACGGGTAAGACTATCTACGAAATGATGAAACAGAACAATCGATTCGCACCTCTAGCACATTACTCTGGTATTGAGTACGCATCCGGATTTGTTGATGATATGAATGCTCGTCACAAGCAGATTGATACTGAGGGACTTGGTGATGTAGACTTTCATAATATGGACGTTCGTAATGCATCATTCGCTAATTGCTCTCTTATTACTTCTCTGTTCACTCTACAGTTCATGCCACCACGTTCACGACGTGACTTGGTAAAGAAGATCTATCACGGTCTGAACACAGGTGGCGCATTCATCTTTGCAGAGAAGACTATGGCAAGGGATGCTCGCCTTCAAGAAATTATGACCTTCCAGTTCTACGACCACAAGTCTAAGAACTTCGCTGCAGATGATTTGTTATCTAAGGAACGTGAACTCCGCTCTATGATGAAGTGTTCAACTTGGAATGACCTACATTCACTCTGTATGACTGCTGGATTCTGTGCTACCAAGATTCAACCCTTCTGGCAGAACCATCTCTTTGTGGGCGCCATCGCTATAAAATAATACGACAAAACAATTTAACTATTTTCTAAATGAGTGCCCGTGC